ACTGAAAGGGTGTCCAGCCTTTGTCTGAAACCCAGAGATAAAGTGTTTTCATGGTGGGTATGTTTTGTGTTTAAAGTCCGTGGTTGTTAGCCCATATCACGAGTTCGGCAAGCGTTGTCGACCCTGTGCGACGCATAGCGTTTCGTTTGTGTGTTTCGACCGTCAACTGGGAGAGTGACAGTATTTCGGCAATCCGTTCAGTCTTATATCCCTCTTTATAGAGGCGGACAATCTCTTTCTCCCGCATTGTCAGGTTAGTATTAAACTCTGGGTTACAGATTACTTTATAGTATTTGCACTCCCCCACCAGCGGACAAGCAACATTCTCGAAGTTGAACCGGCCGAACTCGTCCATATCGGGTATTTTATCATACATCCCGAAGTTGCAGCGGATGAATCGGTGGGCACACCTGTATTTGAAGTAAGGGGCGTTCGCTTTGCTCTTGTTGTAAATCTCCGACAACGCCTTGAATGCCTTGGGGTAATCCAGTTCAATAACCGAGAACAAAGCATCCGTAAGCTCTTTATCTTCTTCCATGTAGGTGCGCACTCCCTTTTCATCGCGGATCTGCACCTCTCCTTCGGGTGAGTTAAAAAACTCTACGTTATTTAACCTTTGCATGGGTACCTTTGTATGGATAATCTTCTGGGAATAATGCGTCGCCGGGTAACCTATTTTCAGAGAATTTATATACACAGAATGCTATGTTATCCCTGTCTGACTTGTCAGGACGGGTGCGTCCGTGCGCCCAGCGCCATATTGTTGTCTTGTCCTTTCCTGTCACAAGCCGAATTTCTGCCCACAACTTACTTTTGCGAGTCTTCCCAAGTGTAGAAACATATTCTTGGAACGGCAACTTTATAGCGCGCTGATTTGCAGTATTCATATTCATATTATTTGTCCAGTATTGCCATGATCCGCTCAATGCAGGCGGCCTGCTCCTCGAGTAGTGCCGTCAAGCGGTCAGTCGATTGAATTACTTCGTTCATATTGCATCGTGCTTTAGTCACCATAGTACATTCCTCGGACACCATAGAAACCTGTCGGCACTTTCAGCAGCTCGGGGCGGTACTCCGTGGCCTTCGGCTGCTCCGTCGGGCGGTTCTCGATCTTCGCGGTCAGCATCGCCAACTTCTCGTTGCGCCAAGCCTTGCGCAGGCACTCCCCGAAACTCTTGCCCGGCTGTACCTTTTTAAGATACCAGGCGTTCTTCATGATCTTCGATTTGTCGTAAGTTGCTTTCATCGCGTTGTCCGTTTTTATTACCTTATTCAAGGTAAGTCTTCAAATTATCCGACTTTTACCTTGGCGTTGTCCCTTATAAACTGTATATTTGCCTTAACTGTTCGTTTTCACAATGCAAATGTAAGCATATTGAAATTAATTTGCAAGTAATTTGATGATTAATTTATGAGTTTCGGAGAAAGATTGCGGCAAGTAATTGAAGAAAAAGGCATTACACCTTATGAACTTTCCGCTAAGACCAATGTATCTCAGGCGACATTAAGCCGTATTTTCGCAAATTCAACAACAAAGCCTAGTATTAAGACTGTGGAAGTGATTGCAGATTACTTGCAAATATCGCGTGACTGGCTGCTTACGGGCAATGGTGATATGCGCGCTAAATCGAAATCCGATGCGTCACTATCCAACCTTTTAGAGCTAATTTCCAGTCAGCAGGAGACTATCCGCCTTCAAGCCGAAACCATAAAAAACCTGACATCAAAGAACCAATAAATAAGGTAGGAGTAAAACCGAGCTATAAGCGGAGGGTATATGCGCTCGCAATGGGAATAAAGGGGGCTCAAAGCGAGCAAGGGCGCAAGCTCTGATGTTTAACCCTTAAACATTTTGCATCATGCCAAAAATCCGCATCCGGGTTAGGACGCAGGTGCGCACGACCGTCCGAACGACGGTTAAGCCCATCAGCAAATAACTCTGAGAGGGCGGGATACGCCCGCCCTCTCTAAATTTTACTCCCTACCTTATTTCAAAGAACCAATACCTTCAAAAAGGTACAATCGTCAAATATTCAGTCCCCACGCTTGCGTTTTTCATCTTAAATCGTATATTTGTATCAGCTTTGTGGGTTTCACATTGCAAATATACTAAACTATTTGAGTATTTACTAAAATAATAGAGTATTTTTCAATCAAATAATATTATATATTTACAGAATATCATAAGCACAAACCCTTCATGGCTGATAAACTGATAGATAAGGCCGTAGAATTACTACGAAGCACACAAGACACTCCGTATAAAATCGCCAAAGCGACTGGATTGTCACAAACAATTATCGGCAAATGGAAGAAAGGAGAAGGCAAGCCGAGTAGAGCAAATGCCAGATATATACTCCAATATTTTGGCATATCCAACATAGAAGACCAACCTGTCAGCCAAGGAGGCGAAGACGTCACGCCAACGAAAGCTGAACTAAATAACCCAAAAACTATGGAGAGATTCTTAGATTCACTACTCCGCCAAAACGAGGAGTTGATTCGGCAAAACGGGGCTTTAATTGACCTGTACCGAGAAGAGAGAGCGAAAAGCAAGGGCGATGTCGCCCAAAAAAAAGAGGCATAGCGGTATTCTAATTAGCCTTATGCCATCTTCATTAGAGCGGAAGCAATATGATAAAATAGAACCACCCAAAATAAGCTCCATATAATCGAGCTACACATTTAAAGGAGATTACGGTCTCCTTTAAAAATGACCGGGGCGCCCGCAGGCCAAAACATAAAAACTTCGGTTTATTTCAATAGCACAAATATTTTTTTACTCTTTTCTTACCAACTCATTTCGATAGGGGTAAATTCATAAACTCATGAAAAAGTTATTACACTTCTTACTATTCATTGTTGGACTAACATTATGCGCCTGCACATCAGAAAGCAATAATGATGATGGCTTTGATCCACTAAGTGGCTACAACAAGAAATTCGATTTTTCCAATGTTGACACGGTAGGACTTCGTATTACAGAGTGTTGGGGAGATGACAGCAACGATTTCGTGGCCTCCCCCTCATATCGGGAATGGTGGGGTAAAGATTATGTTGTAATATTGGGCAAGCGAAATAACACATATGCATGGCTTGGAGTATTCGATTACTTTACTCGTAAATGCATATATGATTACACAGACTGGGGAAAACCAGTCGGATATACAGAATATGGGGAGGAATATAAATATGATGTTACAGAGATCTGGCCAACTCAATTAACATTCGGGGATAATTACTTCACAGCCGCAATAAGATACAGCGATTGGGAAAATAATAGAACTCGAATTGACTTTGTTGTATATACATCGGATAATAACACAATCAGGAGGACGGTATTAGAAGAAATGCGCAGTTCGGCTGCGGTAGGTCATCATAACTTTGGAAATTTGTATAGGGACTTTCCGTTCTTTTATTTATACCTCAGATTCTTCTCTCCAGACTCGCAGCAGCAAACCGTATGGTTTTATAATTCGAGCATTAATGAAATAAATACATTTACGTTCAATTCCTTACCTAATAAATCGACGGCAGCTATAATAGATGCAGCTTTCGCCAATGCAGATTATACGCAATCTCGCATCCTCATAAACCCTAATGATGTAGAATCCTGGCTCGCGTATACAAGTCCAGATCAATCAATCAAATTAGTGGCTTACGATCATGGCGAACTATCCGACGTTCAGGAAGTAGCGATTTTCGATGAATATACGGGCTCCTATGACCAAGCGCCACGGTATGCAGTTGAATACTTAGAACAGGAAGCCGATAGCCATTTATTAAAAGTAACCCGCACTGAATATAACGGGACGCGGGAATCCAAGAAGGTGCATATATACATTTACGATAATGAATACAATATAAAAATAGAGTAACTACATGATTCATAAAGAGGATATTTCGTTTACAAACGAAATTTTGTCGAGTATAAACGACCCGCGTAAATCATTACTTATCGTTGATGTTTACCGATTAGCTCAGAACGAAGCACAGGCTGATAGAGTAATGAATACGTTGGTCGAATATGAGGCCACTCGCAAATCTAATTTGGCATTAGAAAAAACGTGCAACACAGCAGTATTAATTGATAATGGTGGTGCTGAATATATATTTGCCCAACAACAGGAGCGCGAAATAACCCTTCGACAAGAGCGTGAATTTAGGGAATTGTCAATACAAGAAATAAAACGCAATAGACGGTGGGCGTGGGCAGCTTTTTTAGTTTCGCTTGTAAGTATAGGAATATCTATCATTTCGCTATGCGTTAAATAGCAATAAAAAAGTGACACAAAATCTGAGTCGTTCACGTAACGGTTTTTTGTACCTTTAGAACAATAAACACCACCAAAGTAAGTTTTCCCTATGAGGAAAACACAAACTTTTAGAACAATCCATCCAAAGATAAAAGCCTCAAAAATTAGGGGCGGAATCCATTGTTATTAAAATGCCTGCTCCCACCTTTGCCCTGAGAGATTGTTTTTCATGGCAGAAGGGAAGCTGACGATAAAGCAGGAGAAGTTCTGCAACAAGTACCTCGAGTGCGGCAACGCATCCGAGGCGTATCGTTTTGCGTATGACTGTTCCAGAATGACAGATAATGTGATATCTGTCAAGGCATCTCAATTGCTTTCTAACGGTAAGGTTACGGTAAGGGTAAAACAACTTCAAGCCCAATTAGCCGAAAAAGAACTTATCACCAAAGAGGAGCTAATCCGGCTTAATGTATCCATCATTAATGCCGACGTACTCGACTTTGTCGATGCCGACATGGTTGATATGAAAACCGAATATGGCGTACGGCAGGTTCCCTCAATTTCTTTCCAAGACCTAAAATCTCTTCCGCCTGAAAAACGGCGTTTAATCCAGTCCATAAAGATTGACCGTTCAGGTAGCCCCGTCGTGGAATTGATGGACAAAAGCAAGGCGATAGAAACCATCAACCGCATGCTCGGATACAATGCCCCGGAGAAAACTGCCAACACTGACACTAAAGGTAATGACCTTCCGCAGCCGACATTCAACACAGATCGTTTCTTTCAATTAATACAAATGAGCAGGAGCGATGACTGATTATTCCAGTGTAGGTGACTTCTTGTTGAAGGAAGGGTGTTTGGCATTTACGTCCGTAATGTTCGAGGCTGTGAACAAACAACCTTTTCGGATTGCGCCCCATCATCGAATAATATGCCATAAACTCGACCAAGTACTCCGTGGAGAACACCCGACTAATAGGCTCATGTTTAACATTCCTCCGCGACATTCTAAAACAGAGTTAGCCGTCGTGTCTTTCTCTGCGATAGGATTTGCCATCAATCCGCGTTCCGAGTTCATGCATCTTTCGAGTAGCGATCAACTTACTACCCGGAATGTTACGAACATACGAAGGATCATGGAGGATCCCAATTACCGCGCATTCTTCCCAAATGTCGAACTGTCCAACAATGCCAAAGGAAGTATATCCACCTCAAGCGGGGGCGCAATGTATGCGGCTCCCTTTATGGGTCAAATAACAGGATTTGGATGCGGTAAACTGGGAGCACAAGAATTCAGCGGTGCAATGAGTATTGACGACCCAATGAAGGCGCAGGATAGCTACTCCAGTACTACCAAAGAGCGCATTGGCGAACTGTGGACTTCTACATTCAAGAACCGTCTTAATGACGTTCGCACCCCGGTCATTGTAACAGCTCAAAGGCTCGCTCCAGATGATTTTTGCGGATACTTATTGCAGCTTGAAGGCACGATAGAGGAAGGTGGAGAATGGGATGTTGTCAAATTCCCCGCAATCTTAGATGCAGGGCTACCTACCGAACGTGCACTTTGGGAGGATCGGTTCGCGCTTGATAAATTAAAGCGATACCAAGAAGCGGATCCCTTCATATTTGAGACCCAGTACATGCAGAATCCCAAGCCTCTTGAGGGATTAATGTATCGTGAATTCCGAACATACGACGTTATCCCCTACTCCAAAGATTGCACGCATAAGAATTACACCGATACAGCAGATACGGGAAGCGACTATCTATGTTCGATATGTTACGACGAATTACCCGAGGGAAATTATGTGACCGATGTGCTCTACACAAAAAAGCCCATGGAGTATACCGAACCCAAGACGGCCGAAATGCTTGCAAGGAACAGGACGGAATGGGCTAATATTGAAAGCAATAACGGAGGGCGGGGCTTTGCGCGCAATGTAGAACGCATCCTTCGCCAGATGAACATTACCCACACAACGGTTAGTTGCTTTTGCCAGACCGATAATAAGCAGGTGCGCATATTTACCAAGTCGGCAGACGTCAACAACATGACATTTTTCCCGACAAATTGGGACAAAAGGTGGCCGGAATTCTATCAGGCCATTATGGGATACATGAAAGAAGGGGGCAATGCGCATGACGATGCCCCCGATGCGCTGACCGGATGCTTTGAAAAGCGCAGCACACCGATACAAGACGATGATTTAAGTGATATTAATATTTGGTAAACAATGAACTTTTTAGATCGCCTTTTTACATTTTTCCAAAATAAAACGCTCAATGCATTAGGTGTTGAGCGGGATTTAATGGAGCTTATCAAGGCAAAAGACATCAGCCGGGCTATGTCTTTGATGGAAGATCATGATGTCGAAGTGTCCAAGGCCCTGTGCGAATACAATCCAAAATCCCACGCCGTAATGGGGCGTCGAGACAAAACGAGGAAGGGACAGGAAGATTACCGCACGGAGAAATTGCCCCGCACTCGTCAACGCTATATAAATGAGGTGGAATTGTTCTTCCTGCTTGGAAATCCGATAAAATGGAAGGTATCCGACGAATCCGGTGATGCCGATGCATTTTCGGCTTACAAACAATTCCTTCGAGAAATACGATTCGACAGTAAGATGCGACAGGCTAAACGGCTGGCCGGAGCCGAAACCCAAAGTGCAAAGCTGTATCACATTTACAGGGACGAGGCAACGGGGCTTCCTTGGGTGAAAATAGTTGTGCTGTCGAAGTCTAACGGATATACCTTGCGCCCCATGTTCGACCAATATGGTAACCTCCTCGCATTTGGATGTGGGTATTATTTGAAGGAGGGCGCCGGAACAGTAGAGCATTTCGACATTCATACACCCACTTTTATATTCCGGGGCAGAAAAGCCAAAATAGGTTGGGATGTGACCCCAGTGCTTAATCCAACTGGTAAAATTAACATCATTTATTACAAGCAAAATACGGCATGGGATGGATTGCAGCCCCGAATTGATCGGGAAGAAAGTATTGACTCAAAAACCGCAGACACCAACAATTACTTTGCGGATCCAATGTTCATTGCCACCGCAGAGGTTATCAAAAGTCTTCCCAAAGCTGATTCCCCCGGAAAGGGGATCAAGCTGTCAAGCAAAGATGATCGGTTTGAATACCTTAATCCACCTATGTCGTCTGAAACGAGGCAACAGGAAAAGTCGGATTTAAAAGAATCTATACTTTTCGATACTTTCACTCCGGAGTTCACTCCAGAGAAAATGGTCGGATTGGGGACTTTGTCCGGTGAAGCCATTAAGCGCGCAATGGTTCTCGGATATATCAAGCGTGATAATCGAAAAGAGATATATGACGAACTCGTCGACCGGGAAAAGAATCTCATTTTGGCGATTATGATGAATGTAACTCATATCCATATGAGAGACAAACTCGCCACCCTCAAGATCGAGCATGAATTTTCGGAGCCCTTCAACGAAGACATTACTGCAAGGTGGCAATCCATAGGGAAAGCCTATGCAGATGGAGTGCTTTCACTTGAGGAATCTGTAAAATTAATGGGTGTTGCAGATAATTACCAAGAGGAAATCGAAAGAATTAGGCAAATGAAAGAAGCCTCTGCCACAAGCATTTACCAGGATGCAAAAACAAACCTTTCGACCAAAAAAGACGAGAATTCAAGCATCAACACCTCGGCTGAATAAAACTTTTAGGACAATGAAGGCTATTATACATCAATTTGATCCGCAAATTTATCCTCGGTTAATTTGGGTGGTGATAGGTGAAAAAAGCGCATCTGCAATAAGCGATAGGTTTGAAAATATAACAGATATGGACGACACATCTGCGGCGGATACGCAGAGTACATACGACATCACAAATAAAAGGGGTGGAGTTCTTATCAGGTTCGCCACAAAGGCGAACGCTCAAAATATCCAGTACGTTTGCCACGAATCTACACATGCGGCTATGGAGATATTCGATTATATCGGTGGACGCATTGATTGCAGTAACCAAGAGCCATTCTGTTATTTGGTCGGCTGGATATCTGAATGCATAAAAGAGGCTTTGAATTACCGTACAAAAAAAGTATAAATTTCCGTCCTGCCCATTGTTATTAAAATGCCCGTCGAAATCTTTGCAACAGAGATTAATTAAAATAATATGAAAGAAAAACTTTTAGCACTGCTCCAAACCAAATTTGCAGGGGTGGACAATGCGATCCTCGACCGAATCGCAACGAAGAAGTCAGAGAATGTAACGGACGAAGCGCAATTACCTACCATAGCAGAGGGGATTGGCTTTCAGGACGTGTTAACCAGCTACGGCGACTACCGTGCAGGGGATGCGCAGCAGACCGCAGTCAAGAACTACGAGAAGCGGCATAACCTCAAAGACGGGAAGCCTATCGAGCAACCTGCCACAGGGGAGCGGCAGGCGAATACTACTCCCAGTGGCGAAGAGCCCGAATGGTTCAAAGCCTACAAACGCCAGCAGGAAGAGCGTGAAAATGCTGTAAAAGCAAAGTACGATGCCTTGGAAGCAGCGCGTGTAAAGGCCGAACGGGATTCATTGCTGCGCACAGCGGCCAAGGCGGCAAATATCAACGAATCGGCATTGGATGATATCCTAAACCTCGCATCTGCAATGAGCGAGGAAAATCCGGACGAAGCGAAGCTCAAAGAGAAGTTCGCAGCACTCCAGACGCGATTCGTTGCCGCAGGGCTTGAGGGGCAGGAAACGGCATTCCCCTTCTCCACATCTGAGGCTCAAAGCAAAGAGGAGGCCAAAATGTGGGCTGAAAATCTGCCGGATGCAAAATAAAAACAACAACAAACATGGCTATTAAATTCGAAAAGACACAAGTTAAGGGCGGGTTCCCGGTATTCTGGCGCGGAGAGCGCGAAGTGCTGCCGGGTGATTTCGCCGTGAAGGGCACCTATCCGGAAGGCACGATACTCAAAGAGGGAACGCCTATCAAACTCGATTTCGAGAACATGGAGTGCACCATCTGCAAATCGGCACGAATCGTAGAGGGCGGTACCACAACCAAACCGCGTGTCATCAAGGGCTCTATGTTCCAGATCAACGATGCCGTCAAAGTAGGCGATTCCTCCGGCACCATCAAGAGCATTAGCACCGCCAACGAATCATACGACGAAATCACATTAAGCGCAGCAATGACAGAAGCAGTAGCAGGCGCTGATCTGCTCGGAGGGGATGAAATTCCGGACGCCGTCATCGAAACGACAAAGGAATACACCAAGGCCAATGGATTTCCGACTGTCTCGGCAGCTTATGGGGCGCGAATCCTCAAGGATGTAGCATACCCCATCCCCGAGACTTGGCTGCAAGGCTACAGTATGAAAAACAACCCTGAAATCAAGTACATCAGACAGTAAAAGACAGGTAAACAATGAGCGAAGTATATTATTCTTCTATTTTCAGCGAGCTGACCAAGCAGGTGCAAGCTCGCATCGACGCAGCATCTGAACTGCGCAAGCGCTTGTTCGACCAAAATGTCTACGAGCGTTTTTTGGAGTGGGATACTCCCACGGTAGGGTTCAATTTCGAAGAGATCATCGGATCGTATAATCTGGGCGTAGCAGCTGCCACCTTGGATTCGAAAGGCAAGGAATCCATTATGGGAACTGAAGGCCTGGCTACAATAGCCAAGAAAGTCCTCATTCACCAAATGACCCTACCGATGCCCATTGAAGACTATCGGAAGGTACTTCAGCTGCTGGATTCACGCATGATCTCAGATCAGGCAAAGAAACAGCAGCTCGTAAACCTCATGTGGGGCGGCGTTGAACGGGTCGTGGAATCCGTACAGGCCAAAATAGACATCATCTTCCTAGGTGCCCTCTCGAACAAAGGGGTATTTTCATTCACTCAGGAAAACAACCCCGAAGGAGGTGTGCGAGGCAATATCGACTATGGCATGCCGCAAGAAAACATCGCCACAGCAGATACACAGTGGACGGAGGGCAACATCGACACGGTCGATGTATTCGAGGATATCCAAGGCATTGTCGATGCGGCTCAGGAGAAGGTGACCTTCGACCGCATCCTTCTGGATCAAAAGCGGCTTTCGTACATCCTGCGCAGCAAGAAGATGAAGCAGGTCATCTTCGGCACGGACAAATCATCGTCACCACTTCTGCTGGCCAACCTAAACGAGTTCATGCGGTCGAACGGATTGCCCGTATTCGAGGTGATCCGACGGATGACGCGCATTCAGGACAATGGCAAGATCCGCGAATACAAACCGTGGAATGACAAGAGCCTCGTATTCGTGCCGGAGGGTCGTCTCGGCGTTATCAAAAACGCCTACGCAGACAACGAGCTTCGCCCCGAGCCGGGAGTTGCCTACTCCAACTACGGACGCATCCGCATCTCGCAGTGGGGCAAAGGCGAGACGGATAACTCGAACGGCGTGGAGTTCACGAAGGCGCAATCCATCTCTTTGCCCGTCATTACCGAAATCAACGGTATTTACTCGCTGAGTGTAGAATCGTAGGAGTGCATGACGGTCGCAGAATGCATACATCAGGAGTTCAGCATGGTCGGAACCATCTCCGACTATGGCGTTCGCCGCTTCGCCAGGGAATGGGGTTACGATCCCAACTCCCTGGCGGGTAGCGACCATCAGCAACAACTAATCGCCAAGCGCGTATCCGAATTCATCGACAGCCTGATAATGCACCCTCTGTCGGTAAGCGAAAACGGGCATTCGGTGTCCTGGTCTGAAAGCGCCATGAAGCAACGGGCACAACTGATGCTTCGGCAATATGGCATCACGCCCGGCGAAGAATTGAGCAGCTCTATTGGCCTGTCCTCGATAAAGGATGCTTCGAACTTGTGGTAATATGTATTTCGCGCCCCACATACTCTATTTGAGGATCGATCCTCCCAAACAATACGACGAACTGGGACGTCCGATAGCTATGTCCGAAAATGATGCATGGCAGGAAATAGGTGATTGTCGTTGCGACGACGACACAACCGTCCGCCTTGTATCAGAGAACGGGGAGGTGCGCCAATCGAAATACCACATCGTCTACGAAGGGAGAGGAGTACCCAAAGGAGGTTACGTGAAATGCATTGACAAGGCGACCGGCACAGTACGGGGCGAAGGCTCTGTGGCAATAGCCAAGGTAAACAACTATTTCAACGCTTCAGACCTTTGGATATGATTACAACGGGAGACGCGCGCAACATACTGTTCTCGGCGTGTAAGGGGGTTGGGATAAAGGACATGCACACTTCATGGGCTATCCCCGAGGGGAAAGTCAATAGAGAGCGTATCGTCGTCATCACACCACCCGAGCAGACGTCGGACACGTATTGGGAAAATTGCTTTGTTGCTGTAAACCTGTGCGTCCCCGACATCAAGGGAGAAGCGAACCTAAAACGGCTGGACGAACTCGAACGGGCAGCCAAGGCGAGGTTCAAAGAATGGACATACGGTACTTACGACGGATCCGCATACAGGTACAGGTATGAGAATATCGGCCGCGAAGAAGATGTAAACCTCGGATGCCACTATATCTACATCAGAGTACTATTCAGAGTATTAAACATTAAAAACAACTAAAACAATGGCAAAAGTAATAGCAGTAGGAATCAAGAAGCTGTATTATGCAGACCCCGCGAAGGTCACAGGAGATCTTACGGGTACCCTTCTGGCAACCATCATTAAAGATGTCAGCACGAAACAGGTGGAGATCATCCACCAAGACACATGGAGCATCGAAGAGGAGGAGCCGTCTACGACGGAGTACAGGAATCAACTCACCAATGGCGTATATCGCCAAGACACCGAAATGGGTAACATTCAGATGTCGTTTACCATCGGGCAATACGACTATGAAACCAAGGCGGCTTTCATGGGCGGCACGGGGTCGGAGACGTCATGGAAACGTGCGCGAGGCGTCACGCGCATTGAAAAATGCATGATCGCCCTGACGGAAGACAACCAGTATTGCGTCTTTCCGAAGGCCTCGGTTATCGCCCGTAACACCAATAATGAGGGAGCCGTAGGTATCGGTGTAGCAGCTGCTGCCCTGGAACCAGACAACACGGCGGTCTCGTCGGAATATTGGTTCGATTCTTCGGAGGTGGACGTCGAATAAAAACCTCCAAGCCATCAGCAGTCCAGGGGTGGGAGGCGTGTGCCCCTCACCCCTATTTCTTAAAATCAATCTTATGAAATTGGAGTTTATCAGTATCCGCATAGCATCGAAGGGATACACTGTATACAAGATGTCCCCCATGACGGCAACGCGCATCATGACGGCGCGGGATGTCAACAAAGATCCGGACGAGAGTAAGGCATGTATATCGGCGATGGCGCATAGTATAGCCTTGGCGGTTGTCGGCAGCCGCAACATATTCGCGGGTGTCAGGGTGTGGTTTTTACGCCGCAGATTCATGAAGCGGGGCACATTCAACGAGTTGTTCGACTGTTATCAGAAAATACTGCTGATGATACCCCTTGAGGATATTGCCTCGGTTGCAGCCGTAATGGAGGGATTGTCCGCAACAATATCCAAAGACCATGAGTAAATCGGCGGATATTGTCGCCAGGTCATTGCTGAATACGCATCATGCGTCGGTAAAGCTCGGGGTGCTGAAATTCCGGGTATACCAACCGTTCGTGAAGGATTTGGCAAGGGCATTCGCCGGAGGGAAAATAGACGTTTCAATCTCTGGAAGGCAAAAATATTCCATGGAAACAATATCCAAGCTGCTTTTTCGGCGCTCATGGTGCCAAAAACTATTCCTGTGGTACGCCAAGCGGTATGCCACCTGTGAAGAGATTTCCGCCGCGACCATGAAAATAGCCGACATCGTATCGGGCAAAGACTTGTTCGATTCGGTGAAGATCGACAAAACACGCCGGAAAACAGTGTCTGAAACCGTCGGGAATAATACGATAACGGGCATTATTGCAACGATGATGGATCAATTGAACATCTCCTACAACGAAGCCTTCCAAGGCATAAACTACCCTACCATGCTACTCATGATGACCGACAAGGTGCGCACGCTCGTAGGGGACGAGGAAAAAATAGTGCGGGGATCGGGCGCCGATATGGCCCGGAGAAGAAACAATAAGAAAAGAGGCAATAAAGAGCAGCAATGAGCGCATTATCATTCAAAATAAACGCGGAAACCGATAAACTCAAGAGTTTTATTACCATGCTTGAGCGGTTGCGGCAGGTACTGGCCGAAATCCCGGACAGTACAAAGGAATTCGACGTCATAAACCGTAAAATTGGCGAGATGGAGGCGCGTGTCGAGCAGACAATGCGCAAGATCGCCCAGATGGAGCAGCAGGCAATGGATGCGGCGTCCAAGGCTACTGCCTCGGCCACGACTGGAACTGCTGGCGGCAGCTCTACGCCAGGAACAGCGGCTACCCAGGCCGAAACTGCGGCATATCATGAACTTATTGAAGAGCTTAGAGCAGTCAATGCCTCAAAACGGGAGAATGTCGCATTAATATCCCAATACGAAGCGCAGATAAAACGGCTTAAATCAAAAATCATCGATCTTAACAAAACAGAAAGCAGCGGCATAAAACTCACTCAAGACCAAAAAGCAAGCCGTCTTAATGCCTCCGTTTCGATTGAAGAGTATAAGCAAGCCCTATCCCGCGCAAGACAAGAACTCGCCAACCAAATCAAATTAGAGCAGGTTGCCAGAGGGTCTATTGACGAGGTGTCGCAGGCTCTGGGCAGAATGCGGACTATCTACCGCTCTCTGAATGAAAGCGAACGCGGTAGCAACTGGGGACAAAACCTACTTAAAAATATAGAAGGCCTTGACGCAAAAGTTAAAGAACTGGATGCGTCAATGGGCGTCCATACTCGCAATGTCGGCAATTACGCCTCTGGATTCAATATGCTGGGATTCCAAATTCAGCAAGTTGCCCGCGAGTTGCCGTCGCTGGCATATGGCCCGCAAATATTCTTTTCCGCCATATCCAACAACCTGCCGATGCTGGCCGATGAAATAGCACGGGCGAAGAAATCGGTTGATGAATTGAAGAAAGCCGGGCAAACCTTCACGCCCGTATGGAAACAGATTGCATCGTCGATCTTCTCCTGGCAAACCCTGCTTGTGGCCGGCGTAACCGTGCTTACCCTTTACGGCAAGGAGATAACCAACTGGGTAGCGTCGCTGTTCAAAGGTAAAACGACGATAGACGCCTCTGCCGCTGCACTCGAACGCTTTAATTCCGCTATGGCTCAAGGTTCGGTGTCGGCTCAATCCGAATTAACCAAATTGAACCTGCTGTATAGGGCTGCGACAGACCTTTCCAGGCCCTATGAAGAAAGAGCCGAAGCGGTCAAAAAACTGCAAGACATATACCCCGCTTACTTCGGCAATATGGCTGCGGAACAGGTTATGGTCGGAAATGCTGTCGGTGCTTATGAAAACCTGCGCGATGCAATTATCGAGGTCGCAGAGGCGAAGGCTGCCCAAGAACTTATTACAGAGGACAAAAAGAGTATAGCACGCATCAAAAAAACAGGGAATGCCTATACCAATTATTCTAATGCACTGAAAGAGTACAGAAAAGAATATGATAAGGCAATACAGACATACATGGATTTGGGTCAGGGTGGCCAAAGCGCTATTTGGGGTGCTAAAACTTTTGCAGAGGCTAAAACAAACATAACCCAATTCCGGAAAGAATTTATTAGCGCACTATCGAAGCTTGGTGAGGAAGGGAATACTATATGGAAGCGCATTAATGAAGATTATGAAGGTGATGTCGATGCATTTATTGCGGCGATAAATGCCGGCATCGAAAAATTGTCCCCCGCAGCAGAAAAGCTGTACACCGCCTTAACGCCGGATGAACTTAATGCAAAGGCGGAAAAAGCCCGCCAAGAGGCCGAAAACGCAGCAAAAAAAGCCGCATCCGATCAAGAGCGCAATCTAAAGGAGCTCACCAAGCAATTGCAAAAGCTCCGGGATGATGCATTGCAGGCCGAAGTAGATTCTATGAAGGAGGGCACGGCCAAGAAACTCGCGCAAATAGACCTTGACTACCAGAAACGCGCCCGTGCCATACAGGAGGCAGAGGAGCGCATCAGGGAGTTGCAAGGTGGGGAATTGACCAAGGGGCAGCAAGCCCAAATAAAAGCCTTGAACGATGCCAATAATGCCCAGCGTACTGAAGAACGGGCAAGCGTTTCTTCTATTTCGATAAGCCCCGAAGGGTTGGCATCTACAATCAATAAGAATATACAATCTTGGGACGAGTATTTGAAAGCGTATGGAACCTTCCGGGAAAAACTACAAGCTACAAAAGACATTTACGACCGTAAGATCGAAAATGCTGGCAGCATTGGAGAGCGGAAGGCACTTGAAGCCGAGCGAGATGCAGCAGTAGCAGAAATTGAAGTACAAGCCGGGCAATGGGTGCGAGAATTGACAGGCAAGACCATGGATGAATTATCCGCCCTGAAAGCAGAGCTGGAGGCATCGCTACAAGCACTGGAATCCGAATATAATGCCCTCGATTCATCAGATAGTGCCCAAGGACAGAAATTGCGCGGTGAGATCAATCAGACGCAAGCAAAAATTAATGCAGTAGATAAAGCTGCTTCGAGTACAAAATTAGCCCCCAAAGATAATGCGATCAAGAAATGGCAGCGATTAGAGAGGACACTCGGTGATATTGCAGATGGATTCGAGGGTATTGGTGATGCCGTTGGGGGCACTACTGGCGAAGTCATTAGTGCGGCGGGCGAAATTGCAACTAATGCAGCCAGTATGATTAGCAGCATTGTCACTCTTACTGAATCGTCGGCGGCAGCTATTACAACGACATCAACAACCGCCGCCAGTGCGATCAAAGCTGTTGAGCGAGCATCCGTTATTCTTGCTATTATTCAAGCGGTATTGACAATAGCAACTAAAATAGCCAGCCTATTTAATAATGATGATGAAAAACAAGCGGAAATAGACCGACTGCAAGGTAGAATTGAGCAACTGCAATGGGAATTGGATAATGCCAATGCAATTCGGCTCCAAGAAAATTCTTTTAATGCTATTCAGAAGGTAAAAGACGCTTATAATGATGCGACGAAAGCGATATTGAGCGCATACGGAAAACTAAGCCCCTTCGGGGAAGCCATCGTTAAGCGAATCAACGCGGCTAAAATAGAAGAAAAGGCAATCAAAAGTATAGCAGATGCCTATTCAAACCTTAAATATACAGACAGCAATCTTCTGGGGAAAAATAAGTTTAGTGATACCCGAGATAAACTTAACAATCTTGCAGAACAGCAGTTGTTGCTTCAAAAGCAGATTAATGCAGAGAACGACAAGAAAAAAACGGACAAATCAAAGATAAAAGAATGGGAACGTCAAATTCAAGAGCTTGGAGCCGAAGCCGCTGAAGTGATTAACGAGGTCGTCGAAACCATTATTGGCGGAACGGCGGAAGAAATCGCAAAGGAACTTGGAGATGCGTTTATAGACGCATTTATGGAAGGCGAGAATGCGGCCGAAGCGTGGGGCGAAAAGGTGGACGAGATTGTCGCAAACATCGTTAGACAAATGCTTATAAGCAGGGTTCTTGAGGAAGAAATCGGTAAAGTATTCGATAAATATAAGGCTAAATGGTTTAAGGATGGCGTTTTTCTGGGGATGGAAAATGTTACCGACTCCATGAGCGGCTTTGCGGATGATCTTAACAAGGTTGGAGAGACATTCCAAGCTGTCTGGGACAGTCTTCCTGCCGAGACAAAAGAGTTGCTTGGAAATGCCGGAGCAGCTCGGCAGGAAGCCACGGAGAGAGGCTTTAAAGCCATGTCTCAAGATACCGGCGACGAGTTAAACGGCCGATTCACGGACATTCAAGGCAAGGTTACCGACATCCGCGGCTATGTAATGGCGCAGACGCAATCAATAATCGGTCTTTTAACATCTATGGCCAATATTGAAACAGCCATGTACGCAAGCGTACAGGTAAATAATGAACTGCTCCGATATGCTGTGATGACCTACATGGAAATTGTGGAAATAAACGGAAGCACCAAAAATATAGATAAAACACTGGTACGCATTGAAGAGGGAATAAACAGCATAAAGAAAAACACGGAAAACATATAATGTCTTAAATATTAATGAGAATAAAAAAAGACATATCAGACCTAAGCAAGTTCATCGACGGCATTCAAGGTGAGGTCGTGGATTTCATGGATGAGAAGGCGCGAGAGGCCGTAAAACTCCAACAGGTCGAAGCCAATTATCGGAACCATACATGGAATCTTCGCAGTTCCCTCGGATATGTTGTAACCTACGACGGCAAGGAGAAGCGGCGGTACATAAGCGGAATGAATTACGGTGATGAAGCTGTCGAAGCGATCAAAAAGTGGCTCGATGAAGTCAACAAGTCGGGAACCAGCATTGTATTTGCCGATGGCATGTTTTACGCTTCTTTCGTCAGCTCAAAAGGCTACGATGTCCTGGACACCGCACAATCTTATTTAGTCAAAGCATTAAACGGAAGAGAATGAAAAGGGATTTACTCATAAACGGCTACGATGCCTATGCAATGGGTATCGCAATGGGATCGGGTTTCATTGCAAGTCTGAGAACACCGGCAAGCCTCAAAGATTTTGTAGAGAATGACGACCCCAAAAAGAATGGCAAGCAGGTAATTTACCCCGAAGAACCGAAAGTTGCCGCCCGCGATCTGACGCTAACATTCGTGATCTTCGGTGACACGCTCGCAGAGCACACGTTGAACTACAACAGTTTTATAGAACTACTAAAAAGAGGCAAAATGGACATCAGCGTCCCTTCAATATCTGCGGATATTTACCACTTGACCTACATGGGCAATTCAGGCAGCTACATGATGTCCGCAGACCTTACCACCTCACAACTGACAGTAAAATTCAATGAACCCAACCCAGCAAACAGGGTCGCAGAAACAGAAAATATATGACAACCCAACACAATAAGAGTGTAGATGCCATACGGGCGATGGCACTACAAACGGGCGCTTGTAAAAAGATAAACCGCGTCCAAGACTTCCCCGAGCTAATCAAACTGATGTTTACCCCACAAGGGATCGAGTTCTGCCAAGACCACAACTTCCCCTCGGTCGAAGTGTTCAGGGAAAACCGAAGCAATCTTCAAGGATTGGAAGTATATGTCGACGCTGGCGACATCACGCTAAAGGGCAAAGAATATGTATGCCTGGTCGGTGATACGAAGGCCACTATCGAGGCTTCCGGGGCTAAATTCACACATACAATCATATTGATGCACGGCGCACGAGCCCAGATCAATGCAAAAGACTATGCCGTGCTGAATATCGTAAATATCAGCGGGGAATACCAGATTAATAAAGACGAAACGGTAATTGTTCTGTAAATATAAAGCCGGCTCTTACGAACCGGCTTTATATTTACCATTCATTAGATGAATTATTCAGACCCTTCTTTACGCCATCTTCAACTGCTTTTATTAAAGCTAACGAACTACTGTATACATATCTTAAATTATCAAAGCTAACTTGCTTAAACTTTGTTTTACATTCAGTCCAATAAGGGTAAAAACTTCTTAAAGTATATTCTGTTCCATCAAAAGGATGACGCAAATCTGCATCCTGCTCTCTTTCTACCCCGCTAACAGTAACGGTAACCCTAAATTTGTTATCTTTTATTTCGATCTTAATTATGTGCCAGCATCTATTTCGGCAAATTGTAGTCCAATTTATAGTGCGAATGTCGGAATCAGAAAACCCCTTTCCAACAATCAATCCTGATTCTTTATCTTTAATTTGAATAACTTCCTTCGCGTCTTTGTATAGAGAAACAAGCACTTCTAATGCTTTAGTAAAAATATCATCTTTTGATTGATTTTCAGCATCAAATACTTTAACAAAGACCCATTCGTTATCATTTTCAGTAAAATCAGCTTTCATTCGCTCAAATTCTGCAAGTATTTCACTGCTAATGGCTTTGTCGTCTCTTTTTTGTGCATCGGCACCTGCGCATAATAATAGCAAAACTAATATGCAAACAATTTTCTTCATATAGCACTAATTTGTATTGAACCGGAATCACAATAATATTTAACACAAGAAATAATTGAAGCCAATTTGTTTCAAAATCTAAATCCCGCTTGTATTAAGAATGCGCCCATATTAGATGGGCCGTAAGTGCCGTTTTCTTGGATATTGTCGGCGATACCCAAAGATTGATAGCCGATATTTATAAAAACACCTAATGTCGAGGCCACAGAAAAATCAACACCCAAACCGCCGGCTCCATAAAATCCTTTTTCATCGCCAAAACCATATCCGAGATTGGCAAATATATACGGTGCTATTTTGCTTTTAGTTAGGTATCCTTTTATATCCGCAAATACGGGAATTGTTGCGTGCCCATTATCTAATAATGCCAATCCAGCGCCTGCACCTAAAAAAAGATTAGGAATAATTCGGGCACCATGTATAGTTTCAATATAAAATCTATCCATTTGATAATCACCCATCCCGAAACCATAACCAATGTTCACCTCGCCTTGGTATCGCGGCGAGTTTTGTGCTTTGGCATAAGCGCATAAAACAGCGAATAATAACAGTAGTAAATACTTCTTCATACAATAAATTTTAGTGAGTTAGTAACCCAAATTTACAATTTCAAATTGGAATATCCAAAAAAGCGAGGAATGGTTTTAGCCATCCCTCGTCTTTGTATTTACGACTTTGCATCTATTCGCCATTCTCAACCCTTACATCATCCGGAAAAAGCAAATCTAACTGTTGGTATTGTTTCGGAAATGCGGCGTTAAGCATTTGCATAAATTTAGCCCAATTATACCCCGATGCCCGTCCCAATGCTTCAACAGCCGCTAAATGCTCTTAAAGGGGTCGCCATTTTGCCGACCCCTACCGATGGCGGCATTCAAAGGGTGAAATACATCCCCGAATCCGACGTTTACCGTCTTGTCATGCGGTCGAAGCTCCCGCAGGCCGAACAGTTCCAGGACTGGGTGTGCGATGAAGTTCTCCCCACGATCCGCAAGACTGGCGGATACATGTCGGCCAAAGAGACGGACACGCCCGAAATGATAATGGCACGTGCCGTGCTGGTAGCCAATGACACTATAGCCCGCCAGAAGCAACAGTTGGAGCAGGCACACAAGCAGGTCGCAGCGCTCGCCCCGAAAGCCGAACTAATGGATAAAGTACTGGACACAGACCAGAAGATCGACGTCGGGCAGGCGGCAAAGATTTTGAACCTTCCCTTCGGCCGCAACACGCTCTTTCAACGGCTCCGTGAACGCGGTATATTCTTCTGCAATCGCAATGAGCCTAAGCAAGAGTATATTAACCGGGGTTATTTCGAGTTAAAGGAGAAGTTAATAGACCGCAACAACCACGAATCGTTCACGGTTATAAAAGTCCTCGTGACGCAGAAAGGGTTGGATTTCCTCGCAAGACAATTCGAAGTAGTCCAAACGCCAAAGAAGATGGCACCGATAAAGTAACCCCCGTATACCACTATTTCCACACCACGTTGGGGGCGCCTCGCAGAAATGCGGGGCGTTTTTATTCCCTTCCTTCCAACCTCACTACAAAGTGTAGTTAACTACATCCTAACGGTGTAGTGTAGGAGGGTAAAAAAGTCAGAGAAAAATTTGCATTTTGCTAATACGTGCATTATATTTGCAGCACGAATAAGATATAGACGTACGGGTCTATCCGTATAATGTGTAAATGAAAACAACTGTATAGAGCCCTAAATAGTTATTTTAGGGCTCAATTTTTTTAGCTACTAACTACACTAAATTTATGGCTGCAAATAAATTTTTCCAGCAAGAGCTTTTTAAATTCTCCATTTTCCCAAAATATCAAAGTTGCATTGATGATTTGGCTACAAATCTTGCCGACCCAGAGGAGTGGGACTTTTCAGATGACAAGAGAAAAAGTCACTCTATACTGAAAAATTATTTAGAACACATCTTCCGAAAATTGAGAGCAGAAAAACAAAATCTGCTTTACAGCCAATAACGAGTATTGCTGCTTCAATACTGGGCTTGTCACTAAAAACCTGGAAGAAATATTTGCCTTCTTCTTCAAAAATAAAAATCAAGGTGAAGGAGTTCCGCCCTATGTTTTTAAATGTTTTTGCAAAAAAAGCGATGGTGCATTATTGCGAACATTTAAATCATCTTTGCCCAAGATAGCAGATTTTTTTCAAAAACCCGAAGACTTACTTTTTAATCCCAACTGCGAACTTATTCCCGATATAGATCATATCATCCAAGATAACCTAAGTCGTTTCCCAGCTGCTATGCAAGGGAGTGGTGATGCTGAAATTCGTCGCCGGTTGGAAGGGGCTATTGATGAAGCTCGTAAAAAAGTGAGAACGAACTATAAAACTGCGGTGCCCCAATTCTATGGCAATAGGATTCAACTATTGTTGCCACTATGTTTAACACCCAACTCCCCCAATCCTGATTTAGCATTGGTTGTACATAAAATTGAAAATAACACATATACCGCACGCACATGTCTGACGCTTAAAATGGCTTATAATAATGCCCGATTAATTGTTAAGCCTCAGAGCACATGGTTAAAACCGTAAAATCATACGTAATTTAATACTGCCATTGTATTATGACTAAAGTAGGGAGAAATCCCTGCTTTTTTATTGATATTTTTACAGCTCCACATTGTTATTAAAATGCACAGTCACACATTTGCACAGAGGCTTGAGGAATCGCCGAGCCCTTGATGCAAATGATTATTTACTCTCCGACAGGAACAGAAATATTGGACGCGCCAGTCACCAAAGAGGCTATCATCAAATATGTCCTCATGGGAGACTACTATATCGAGCTGCCCTTTAATCTCCTTGAACCAACGACATTTGCTCGTGGTTCCTACATCACATATAAAGGCCGCAAGTTCGAGATTATGTCCACGGTGCGCCCGGAGTTCGACAATAAGACCGGCGGCTATAAATATACGCTCAAATTCGAGGCTCAGCAAAACCACATGAAGCGTTTCGTGTGCTTCTGGCTGGGTGGGGACAATCCCGAAGCCGTATTTCACAACACCACAGACCTCGAATCCTTCGCGGCGTTGATCGTCGCCAACATGAACAAGCAGCTCGGAGGCGAAAACTGGCAGGTAGGCACAATCACCGTTGACAATCCTAAAGCTACGAAGCTTGTATCGTTCAATGGCGATAAGTGCTGGGACATCCTCAATACGATTGCCGAGACCTTTGAGACGGAATGGTGGACAGAGGAAAACGGCGACCTCATATCGTTATGCTTTGGCAAACTGGACTTCGGATCTCCCGAAGAGTTCAGACAGGGGAATGTAGTGAAAAACATTCCCGCAAAGAAAGGGGATGATTCGAGCTACGGCACCCGGTTCTACGTCTTTGGCTCTACTCGCAATCTCACAAGCGACTATGGGCAAGCTCCGCAAGGAGGTGAAACGAATCATGTATCTGAAATTCGGCTTCGCCTGCCGGACGGACAGCGGTATATCGACGCAATACCTGGTCTTTCGGGAAGCGACATTGTGGAGCAGGTCGTGTTCTTCGATGACATATACCCCAAGAATACGGAGACTGTCACCAGCATTGAGACCGTAGACCGGGAGATCATCGAAGGGCAAACGGATAAGGCGTATGTCATGTACTGCAAAGACACGCCGTTCCGGCCTTCGGACATGATTAAAGGCGAAACCCTAGGTGCTACCTTCACGAGCGGCAGTCTTATGGGGCGGGATTTTGAGCTAAGTATAAACTACAAACCAGAGACGTGGAAACCGGAGGATGGATTTGATAAGAAGTTCGAGATCATCGCGCAAGTAGAATCATCCGGTGAAAGCCAACTTATCATCCCCAACGAAAGCCTGCATCCCGAGCCTGGAGATACGTTTGTCATAACAGGCGTAAAACTACCTAAAGAAAGGATCGAGGAGGCTGAAAAGGAGCTCTTGAAGGCCGGGGAATCATATGCCGCGAAACACAGCAGCGACACGGACGTATACGACTGCGAAACTAATCCCGTATACTGCCAAGAAAACAAGAAGAATTACGATGCCGGGCAAGCGGTTCGCCTTGTGGATCCACGCTTCGGAGAAAGCGGCCGATTATCACGCATCCAGGGATACGAAAAAAAACTATATAACGAATATATCGCCACATATACGGTAGGCGACAATACGGCATATTCTCGTATCGGCAACATAGAATCGGAGGTGAAGGCAAACCTGTACGCACAGCGCATAGGCGTTACCGAATCGGGAGCCTCAATCTACCTTATCACCCGCTACGATTCCACTGCCGCCGCAGACTACAATGCCTATTCCGCCAAGCGTGCACTATGGGAATTCGCTAACAAACAGTTCCCGGACACATTCAAAGGTAAAATGACCTTTGACGACGGTGCCCAGTTCGGGGGGTTCGCATCCGGCATGACTGGCTTTGGCGGCATAATCGACAAGAAAGGGAACGCAGAGATGCAGAGCCTGAAACTTCGGGGATTCCTGGAGGTGCCGGAACTCCGCTACAACCGTGTCGAAATATCCATGGGCGATACGTGGTATGCTCCAAGTGCCGGGATCATCGAAAGCGTCGACACCACGGCCCAAACCATCACCCTCAAGCTCGAAGAAGGCGAGATCGGAAGTCCTCGGGTCGGGGATATATGTATGGGCATCTTCCACAATTTGAACACTTCGGAGAATGCAACCGCGGATTATGACGACGGCCGTGGCAACAGGCGCTTTGCCGGGTTCGCTACCTGCTATTTCCGCATCACCGAAGAGCTGGACACTGCAACTTACAAGACATTCAAGTATCAACTACGCCCGGTATCGGGAGCTTACCCCACCCAATATCATCCGGCGGCGTCGATGACCTTCGTGGGCTATGGCTCCTTCTCGAATGAGGATCGGCAGACCTCCCGCTACGAAACTCGGACATACCAGCGTTATTTAACGGGAGTTTCCGATTGGGAGTTCACTGCGTCCAATATCGCCGCGCAATATGGCGACCTGTCAAACCTGTCCATATTCGGAATAAAGATGAGGGGGTATTCGGCATACCTGAACAACATCTATATGTCGGGCGTCATCCAGCAATTCACGCCCGGCGGCGAAGAGGTGCCCACGATCATAGACCGCGGAGTGTGGAGCGCCACGGAAACATACAACCGCAACGACGACGTATATTGGAACAACGGGCACTGGCGCTGTCTGGTCGACGGCACCAAGACCGAGCCCGGCAAGGATGCCGAGGAGTGGGTATACTTAGGCGGATACGGGATGCTCGAAACGGTCAGCATATTCAAAAAATCGGAGAGCGAACCGGCGAAACCTACGGAGCTTAAAATACCGCCCGAAGGTTGGACTACGGAGACGCTCCCGATGTCGGATCAACGTCCTACATGGATGTGTACCGGCACCGTTGTCGACGGGGAGGTCAAATCATGGTCTGCCCCTCAGCGCGTATCGGGCGAACCGGGAAACTGGACATCCTATGTATTTAAAAATAGCGATACGGAGCCAGCAAAGCCGACATCCTCCGACCCCATTCCGTCCGGATGGAATGACGCGCCCACTGGTGTCGGTATATGGTGGATGTCCAAGGCTACGATAGACGCATCGACCGGAAAGGCCGGGGCGTGGTCGACGCCTATCCGCGTAACGGGCGAGGATGGGGAGCCGGGGCCGCATACTGACTTCAAATACGCCAAGAATAACAGCACCACCACGGCGCCGGCGCTGGTCAAAACGGATCGCACCCCCGCAGGTTGGAGCGACACCCCGCCGTCGCTCTCTTCGGGTGAATATCTGTGGATGACCCAGGCAGAAATAGACGCCAACAATAGTCTGTTGCACCCGACGGTAGGCTGGGCAACTCCGGTACGCATATCGGGAGAGCAGGGCCCTAAAGGTGATGTCGGCGCCCCCGGCGAAGACGGCGCTCCCGGCAAGGATGGCTTGCAGGGTTGCATAATCCGCCTCACGGAATGGGCATCGGGAGTGGAATACCGCAATGACCTCGACCTTGTCTCCAATGGCCCCAGATACATAGACATAGTTACGATCTATGCGAACAACAAACAGCTGAAATTCCAGTGCAGCCAGACGCACACTTCGTCTGCTTCCAACAAACCGGCGGCGGGATCCGCGTCGGCATATTGGCAACAACTCAACGACATGGTGCCGATATATACGCCCCTGTTGTTCGCAGAGAATGCCGTCATCAACTTCCTGCAAGGTATGGAGTTCGTGGTGCACAACTCCAAGACAGACATTTCCGTGAATACTATCATCGCAGGGCTCGTGGGTGGCGATATTCCACTGTTCGTCGGGAACAGTACACCGTCGAATGCGCCGTTCAGGGTTGCTAAGGACGGGTCATTCGTGGCCACCAAAGCCGATATTACAGGGACTATCAACGCATCGAGCGGAACGATAGGCAACTTTACAATTGACGAAGGAGCATTAAAATCCACAGACAGCTTCGGTGATATGCTTCTATCTTCCAATCTGATTAAGTTTACAGGCAGTAAGACTAATCTTTATCTTGGAGTCGACACCTGGCCGGCATCAACGGGTGGTGCCCTCTATGGGCCTATAAGAGCAGAAGTAAGCCGCAGCGCAGCCGGCGGCACGGCAGGCAATTACGGAGTGTATATAAATGTCACCGGAGCAGCATTATCGGATGGAACCACTACCGCTGCACGTCAGTCCGGAAACCATGCCTTATATATCCCAGAGGGGTTCATAACGGGTTTCAGGCTGAGGAATGTGCGAACCTCTTCCAATAGAACCCTGACCGACATGGACAGCGTGGTGTTCAGTACGGCTACGAGAGAGATTACGCTGACTTTACCGTCTTCACCAAAACAAGGGCAGATTTATTTCATCCGAAAGGTCGGCAGCGGCAATGTCAAGTTGACGCGCGGGAATACCCAGCACAGGATATGCACCAATTCCAACTCTCAAAACAACACTGAAATTACCTTGGATTGGGGTAAGCTGTGGATCATATTGTGGGATCATATGAACAGTATGTGGACGGCCAACTGGTGCCAATATTAACACAAAAACAGGATATATGAAAACATTGAATTTAAAAGAGTTCAAACTGTTCACCGACATTTCCCGCGCCGGGCATATTGTCGTCGATGCAAGGAAAGAGTTTGCCAACGCCATATACATGGGCATGAACGGCATCGTAGCGCATGACCTGGCATTCCGCATCCTCCACAGCGAAGGCGGCATCGAAGTTTCCGACGAGGAGGAATTGATTATCGTTGATACCGCAAAGATGTGCAAGGCGGTCTTCTACGACAGTATCATGTCCGCTCTCAAAAAAGAATAAACGCTCGAAAGGAATATGAAACGCATCCGGATAGGCAAGGACATAGAGATACATTGGCCGATACTCACCAATGGGCAGCAGGTAGCACTCGAAGGGCGCGACCTGAGACTCTTCGTCCATTTGCCTTCGCATATGGACATTCCCGTCGATTTCACCACCGAAGGCAACACCGCGATTTTCACCATCAGCGGAGCAATGCAAAAATCCATCGGGGTGTACCGTCTCACCATGTGGGAGAATTTGCAGAAGAGAGGGCAAACGGCGGTCGACTACTGCAAGGCCTTCGAATTGGTTCCTACGACACTTTTGGAAGGTGGCGAAGACGAAAGCAACCTTACAACGGAAACTGTCAACCTTGAGGCGTCAAGCCTTGTTATCGGATTGCCCGGCGAGAGTGCTTACGAGGCATTCAAGAAATACAACCCGAATTCCGAACTTACGGAGGAAGAATATGCCGAAGCCCCTATTAACGCTGCAAACGCCGCGAACGAAGCGGCAAAAGCGGCAAATGACGCTGTAAATAAGGTAGGGGATATTGACAAACTCCTTGCCCAAAAGGTCGACAAGGAAGAAGGGAAAGGGCTTTCTACGAACGACTACACTGACCAGGAGAAGGAGAAGCTGGCCGGGCTCTCCAACTACGACGACACGGAGATAAGGAAGGAGTTGTCCGACAAGGTGTCCAAAAAGGAGCTGACGGAGGCTGCGGCGGGCGCACTGGCTAAAGCAAAGTCGTACACGGACACCAAGACAACAGAACTATGGAATAATGTCAGCGATGTGTTTGACGCCACGTCCGAGGAGCTCAACAGCAACATATCCGGCGGGGATGCGCAGACACTGACCGAGGCCAAAAACTATACGGACAAGGCGATCTCAGAAATTCCCACCCCGGACGTCAGCGGCCAGATCGAGCGGCACAACACCTCCCCCACGGCGCATCCCGACATCCGGGAGCTGCTCAACACCTGCGTAGGACTGCCGGAGTTCAACGACAAAACCTACGAGCTGACCTTCACGACAAAGGGCGGTGCCAAGTTCATCATCGACCTGCCTATCGAGATGATGGGGCTGCATTACAACGAGGATACCCAATCTATCGAGTTCGTAAATGCCGACGGCTCCATATCCTCCATCCCGGTTTCTGACTTCGTGAAAGTATATGTCGGCTCTATCGGTTCCGAGATACAGGTTACGGTCGAAGGCTCCGAAATCCGCGCCTCCCTGCTCAACAACACCGTATCCTGGGACAAGTTGACACTGGCATTGCAGGAGATGATCCAGGGCAAGGCCGACCGCACGGAGCTTCCCACGAAACTGTCCGAACTGGAAAATGATTCCGGATATGTGACTTCGGAAGAATTGAATACTGAATTAGGCTACAAAGACCACGTAGCCTACATCCTCAAGGACTTTACGAAGAGCTATTATAACAATACGGGCTCGGACATCACGGATCGGAGCATGGTCGTTACGCCTACGCAGTCAGGCGTGACGTCGAACTTCTCCCTGACCAGCCGCATCCCGGTCGCAGCTTCGGACTTTATTTTCGTGCGCATGAAGCTGCGCGTGGACAAAGAGTGCTCTTTGCGGATCATTACCTATTCGGACAATCTCGACCAGCGGGGCCGCTGGTTCGTCCTCAAGGCAGACCGCACCTACGAAATCTACTACCGCGGCAAGGCGGCGTCGGTAGCGGGAGGGCTGAATGTGGGCACCAGCATACCCGCAGCCACCAATATCGGCCAGAAGGTCACCATCGAGGATTTGATCGTCACGCTCAATAACTATGACGCATGGTGCGATGCCGAGAGCCGGGCCACGCTGAAAAACTTCGACACGGACTCCTTCACCGTGGACGAGGGCGGGACGGGGCATTTCTTCTCGGTCGCGCAGGCGTGCGACTTCGCAAGGGACGCCTTCGATGTCGTGAACAACGCGGTTACGGTGTTTATCCGCAACGGCCTTTACGATCACGAGGCCCCGAAGAATGTGGCGATGGGTTACCCGTATGCGATCATCAACAAGGGGGCGAACCGCATATCGCTTATCGGCGAGAGCCGCGACGGCGTCATCGTCTCGTATGAGAACAACTCCGTGAACCGCGCCAAGATCATCGAGGCGGGCGGCGAATGCACCATCGCCAACATGACCGTCAACTGCCTGAACGACGAGAGTTATACGGACGCCAGCGCCGGCGGTCACCAAGCCTGCTACTGCATACATATCGATTCGGTCTTTGCCGCATCTGAGCGATATTTCACGACGATTCGGAACTGCAAACTCTTCAGTACGTGCCATTCACCCGTCGGCGCGGGCCTTGCCGACAACCAGACCATTCGGTTAGACGGCTGCGAGTGCGTCAGCGACACGCACGTAGGCACTTCGACGGGCGCGGCCACCATCCACGCAAGCACCGATGCTGCGGCGAAAAATATGGCCGTCGAGATCATCGGCTGCCGCCTGCTGTCGCTCGACGGAACCAAAGCGCTCTACATGCCCGACGTGAAGGGCGGCGCTCCCTTCACGCAGGTCGACGTCACGCTGCTGGGCAACACCTACTATACCACGGGGCCGGAGATCACCGATGCCGACTTCTTGTCCAGGCACAAGCTCACGCCGTGGTCGGATGCTTCGTTCAGCGAAATTTCGGTTATCGCGCACTCGGACTGCACGCTCGAAGCGCGCGTGACGCACCTCGAAAGGCTGCTCATGGAAATGCTCTCGGGCAAAGTGCTGATCCCGGAGTTGCAGGTGAAAAAACTGGGCGTGTGGGGCGACAACAACCTCGTCGTCACGGGCGAGGGTGCGCCGACGAAAGCCCCCGACCGCGCAGGGCAGTTCTATGTCGATACGAAGAACAACGCGGTCTACCACTCCGTGGGTAACGGCGCGGTGTCGGACTGGAAGAACGCTTAAACTACATACAACATGTCACAAGTCAACAAATACGCCAACAAGGCGGGTTACACGGCCGACAAGAATCGCAAGGACACACAGTCGGCGGTATCCTACATCGAGGACGACGGGGCGCTCATCTACGACGGCGTGAACGTCGTAGTGGACAAGCCGGCCGCCGGGGTTGGTGACCTTGCGGTCTTCGACAAGACCACGGGAACTATCCGCTTCGTCAAGGGTGCGACGCTTGTTGCAGAGCAGCTGCCGCCGCAGCTTGTCCCGGTGGCCGTGGTCTATGCCCGGCAGGGCGAGCGGGTGCTGATCGTATCGCTCGAAAATGCAACGGTCGGCAGCCAGCGATGGGCACATACCTACGAGGTTGCATTGTCGGGTTTCGATCTCGCTGCGGGCGGCACAATCGTGTTGAAGCTCGGTTCCGACCCTGCCGCCGCAGAGGTGTCGATAGCGTATACCGCAGGCGCAACGCTCGCGGATGTTGCATCGGCTATCAACGCGAAACTCAAAGGTGGGACACCCAATTACTCCTCGGCGGATTATGGGGGATGGGCGGCGACTGCGGCGGACAATTTCGTCGTGATGGGTTCGAACACGTATAACGCCTCCCGTGCGGCGATTGCCGTTGTTGGCGGTTGTCAGATCGCAAGGACACCGGAAGACATTAACTACCAAACAACGTTGACGGGGGTGTTGATCGAGGGGTCAACCGAATATGTCCGCCGCAACAACGGCGTTGATTCGTCGTTTGCGGACTGTAATCCCGAAAAATTCCTGCAATACTATTCGGCCAACGGAACCGATACCACAGGAATCAAACCCGGAAGTAGCACCATAATTCGGGAAAGCGCTTTTACGGAAGAGGCCAACCCGGAACTGGTCGCCGCCTATCCAACCTACCGGGATTATCTGTTCGGAGAACATTTGCTGCAATATCCCGCAGCCTACGGCGCGCTGCTTCGTGATGGCAAGGCCAACACGCACCTGATCGGCGGTCTGCGGTTCGTCGACATCCACGGCGAAAGCGTTCCCCGTTATCCGGCCGCTGCGGCCGCTCTCGACTACGGCGTCACGGTCGAGGGCGCAACTACCGGACTGGAAGCGGGCGCATGGTGGCTGCCGTCCGTCGATGAAGTCTACCTGCTCATGCACGACCGCGTGCTAACGTCCGCCGACCGGGAAAGCGACCCTGTAAACCGCACGCTGTCGCGCCTCGGTAAGACGACCTGCTACGGATCGGATCATTATCCGTGGACATCGTGCGAGTACAATTCCGGCAACGCGTTCATCTACAACGGCTACGCGGGCTACGTGGGCAACAGCAACAAGTATAACGCGCTCGCCGTGCGTCCGATCAGTGCTTTATAACCACCTGAACCATGGAAACACAACAGCAAATCAACATCCTCGAATCGCGGCAGCTCGAATTACGGGCGGTCATGGCCAAATCCGACGACAGGGCGGCCAAATGCATCAAGTCCGGCCTTGACTTCCGGGCTACCTATCCTCTGGATTATGAGGAGTACGAAGCGGCCAACGCGGAGTACAACGCGAACGAAAAGACCCTTGCGGAGCTGAGGGCCCGGCGTGCCGAAGAGCTGGCCGCCGAAGAAACGGTTATGGACTTTCAAAACCTTGAGCAATGAAGATGTATATGACCAACAAGCCCAACGGCGAGCCGTTCTATCCCGTAACCGTAGCCGAAGCCGTGCTTGTTTCCGAAGGGGAAACTTTAGCCGCGGTGCTGCAACGGCTTGAACAGAGGATCGCAGAATTGGAGAAGTCGGAAGCGGCGCCCGAGGCGCAGGCAGACGTGCTGACCGAACAATAGAATATATCCTATGGAGGAATTGTGGAGGTTTATAGAAAGGTTATGCGAGAAAGTATGGCAGGTGTCGATAGGCGCCCTGGTGTACATGTTTAACGCCATAGCCCCGATACACGACATACTGACGGCCTGCATGATTATATTCGCCGCGAACTTTTTCACGGGCCTGTTCGCCGGCGTGCTCGTGCAGCACGAAGGATTCATATTCCGCAAGGCTTTCAAGTGCATATCCGAGGCTGCGGTAATATCGGGACTGATGGCCATGATACTGCTCGTCGGGGACAACATCGACAACCACGACGGGGCGATGTCGGCGATCTCGCTCGCAGTATATGCCCTGATATATTTCTACGGGGTCAACATCCTCAAGAACCTGAACCGCATATTCCCGAAGAACCGATACATCGACTTCCTGTACTATGTGCTCTCGTTCGAGATGATTAAAAAGATTCCCTATTTGGAAAACTACAAACAAAAACAAAAGGACAAATGAAAAAGAAATGGATCGTATGGAGCATCGTTGCGGCCGTGGCCGTAGTGCTCGGAATCGTATTCCCGCGTTACATCCTCGTGGGGGTTGTTTGTGCTATGGCCGGATGGGTCGGGCATATCCTGTACACTAAACGTTTTGCCTGATGAAGCATTTTACAATGGCGGAGCTTACGCGCTCGGCCACGGCCCGTGCAAAGGGCCTGGACAATACCCCGACGGCGGAACACCGCTCCAATATCGAAATGTCCGTCGCGCAGCTGCTCGACCCGCTGCGGGAGGCGTGGGCGGTGAAATGCGCCAATGAGCAGTGGGGCACGCCTGCAATCCGGGTTTCGTCCGGTTACCGCGGCTTCGCGCTCAACAAAGCCGTCGGGGGCTCTGCGACCTCGGCGCATTGCGTCGGCTTCGCGTTCGACCTGGTGCCGGACAACGGCCGGCTGGCCGACTTCAAGCGCTTTTGCCGTACGTGGCTCAAGGGCCGCGCCTTCGACCAGATGATCTCGGAGGACGAGGATGCCGCCGGCACGCCCCGTTGGGTGCATATAGGCTACAAGAACCGCCAGGGTGGCCAGCGGCGGCAGCTGTTGACCATGCGTGCGGGCAAATATATCCCCATGACGGCATGAAACGCCTGATCCTCTACCTGTTTGCCGCCCTTGCTGCCGGGGCGTTGCTCTTCGGCTGGGGGTACCGCCGGGGTGCCGCGTCGGTGGTTGTCGAAGAAACTACGCGCATCGACACGGTGTTCTACCCGCGGCCGGAACCGCTGCCCGGCACGTACCGCTTCGCCGACATCTCAGTGCCGGTGTTGCTCTTCGCGCCGCCCGACACGGTGACGGAGACCGTCGTTGTGAAAGTCGGGGCAGACAGCGTGCAGATGAAGGTGGCGATGGAAACGCGCCCCTACTCGGACAGCACCTACCGGGCACAGGTCAGCGGGCCCCGGATCGGCAACCTTCGGCCGACGCTCGACTGGATAGAAACATACGACCGCACGACTATCCGACAGCAGGTAGTCACCCGGCGCAGCCGCTTCGCCCTGACGGCCGGGGTCGGAGCGGCGTACACACCGCAAGGGTTCCAGCCTACGGTCGGCGTAGGAGTAGGTATTATTTTATGGCAATTCTGACAGGTATGAAGATAATTTATAACGACATCATCCCCTTCAAGGGATACAAGGCTATCAATCTGTTCGGGATCGTATTTGCCCGCAAGTCCGCCCGCCCGTTGTCGGATAAAAATAAAAACCACGAAGCGATACACACCGCACAGATGAGAGAACTGTTATATGTGCCCTTCTACATCGTCTACCTATTGGATTGGGTATTTCACGGCTTCAAGTACCGAAGGATAACTTTCGAACAGGAAGCATATGCCCATGAAGATAACCCTGAATACCTTGAAATACGAAAACACTACGCGCAATGGAAGAGCTGATTTACATATACTGGGATGACTTCCCATCGGTTGTAACCGAATAACGGGCCTTGGGGTACGGGCATAAAAAAGTCCCCAACGCTTTCCCGCATATACCACTATACGATTGTGCCAACGCACCACATTGAGGACTTATTCCTTGAATCGGTGTGTTGGCTTTTTGTATAGTGGTATAACAAATTTATAATAAAAAATCGGGAAATCATATGCGTAAATCGGAGCTTTTTGCACAAATACTCGAATGTGTTGCATTTGAAACTGAAATAGCCAAAGAACAAATCCTTTCGAAGGATAAATTTCAAGATGTGGTCGATGCACGTTACATGCTCGTGCACTTCTGCCATAAAAACGGCATGTACATCACCGACATCGCCCGGATGATGCGCTTCTCCCGCCGGGCCATAGAGAAGATGGTCGCCGGGTTCGATGAACGCAAGCGATACAGCCACCCTATATTCGAAATACAGTGCGAACTTATTGCGAAGAAGTTGCCTCCCATCTGCGCCCCAATGAATTGATATGCCTGCCGCCCGCAGCCACCTTTGCAATGTTGCAACAGGTGAACGCCCGGCCTTGACAGGGGCGGCAATCATTCAATAATTATTAAAAATGGGTTCGGATAAAACTTATATTTTCGATGGAGGCGGCTCGGGTGGCGGCCTTGACATCGCGGCTCTCGTCTCGTCAATGATGGGCAACAAGGGCATGGATCCCAACCTCGTAGCGGCACTCATGAACGGTAACAACAACCGTGGTGCATGGGGCGGTGACGGGTGCTGGTGGATCTGGATCATCCTGCTGTTCTTCTGCTGGGGCGGCTTTGGTGGCAACGGCTTCGGCGGTAACAACGCCAATGGCCTTCCTGCGCAGCTCAACGGTGACGCCGGACGGGAACTTCTTATGAACGCAATCCAAGGGAACGGCGCAGCCATCAATCAGCTGGCATCGTCGCTCAACTGCTCTACGCAGCAGATTCAGAACACGCTGTGCAACATCCAGGGCACCCTCGGCATGTCAAGCCAGCAGATCATCAACGCTGTACAGTCGATGGGATGCCAAATCGGCAACCAGATCGCCGCGTGCTGCTGCGATATGAAGCAGGCCATCAATGGCGTCAATGTGGGCATGGAGCGCGGATTCAGTAGCGTTGCCTATGAAACACAACGTCAGACCTGTGATTTACAAAACACAATTCGCGAAACTTCTCAAAGCGGGACTACAGCGATAATTTCCAAACTGGATCAAATGCAGGCAGCTGCATTGCAGGATAAAATTGATGCCCTGCGCGAAAAGAACAGCACGCTGACCACGCAGCTCAACCTCGAACACCAAAACGCCTACATGGCCGGTGTTGTAGGACAGGCTGTAGCACCCGTGAACGCCGCTGTAGCGGCTTTGCAGAATGACGTGAATAGCATCAAGTGCAAGCTGCCCGAAACGGCTACCGTGCCCTATTCGCCTATTGTCGGTGTGCCTACGTGTATTGCCGCACAATATGGTCTCGGATATGGTGCAGGGTTTGGCTTTGGGGGGAGCGGCGGATTTTGGGGATAATGCTATTATTCGCCGATAGGTGAAATGTTCTTTGACTTACTGATAAGAGGCTTCCCAATCCGAAAGCCAGCGCCAATGAAATCCTTTCAATGTGCGAGTTGGTTTTCGAATGCATTCATATATTCCTCCGATGTGAAATCCGTGTAATTGATGGGCTTCGGATGCTGTTTTATATTTTGCAACCAATATTCCATTTTTAATCTGGACAATTGGCTTTCTGTTTTTCTTGTTGGGTATTCTTCGTGCTTTTGCTGCACACTCTCTTGTGACAGGGTTAAGCATGTTCATTGAACGAGTACACCAACGAAGATTACGTGCCACATTGTTCGTCCGGTTCCCATCTATATGGTCTACATATGCATAGTTATTAGGATTGGGGATGAACGCTTTAGCAACAAGCCTATGGACTAATTCAGTCTTATCTACTCCGTGTAGGGATGTAAGTCTAACTCTCAAATATCCTCCCCGATTTGGGCGAGGAGTTAATATGCGAGGTTTAGTCGTCCAACTATTGTTATTACCTCCGCTCACGCGATGGGATAGCGATGAAACCCTACCATAATCAGATACCGCGAAATAGCCGAGCGTACCATCAATAATACGCCATTCTTCTCCTTCGAGAGCAACACTCTCTATGAATTCCCGATTTGTCATTGCCAAACAATTTAGTGGTGCCAAACGAGAAAAAGAGGGAAGGACGTTTGGCAAGCCCTTATCAGTTGGTCATGACTCCAACCTATCCCGATGTAAAATTAGTTATAATAACTTAAAATACAAAAATATGGCAGTATTCCCATTTCAGTATGTTAACCGCAGAGGCATACCGGTACTAAAAACTACAGGCGTGACAGTGGAGACCACAGGGGTTGTGTTTTCCTTTCCCAACCACGCATTTGCAAATTCGTGGTACCGGGGACTCGTGCTGGTTGAGTTGGTACAGGAAATCCCTGCCGGCACAACGGGAACACTTCCCGTGCTGTTTGAAACCAACGGGCAAAATAAGAATCTGACGACGTACAACGGAGCAAATGTTACAGTATCGGATATTCCGGGGTCAGGGGTATACCAGATATGGTATGACAAGCAGACCGATACTTTGCAATTGATGACCGGTGCCGTCTGAATTAAAAAAACAATTAACCGAAAGACGGGGAGGAGGGCTCCTTCTCCCCTATCTTTCACAAATCATTAACCAAGATGTTTCAGAACTTGAGAAAAGGCTCCTTAGTCTACGTTTTCGACAACAGGGAACAGCCTAAGTTTTATACAGCCAACGTAAAAGACGTATCGGCACCGTATTTCCCGCCCCAAAAGCCCGGGCAATTCTCGCCGATGCCGCAATTCATCAACATCTCGATAGAGGGCAACGAGCCCTGGGGCGTCCCTATGCAAGCGGACATCGTTTCAAAAGACGGACTTACCGTAGCGACGACACGGGAAGTGTTGAAGCCGACCATCATGGAGGCACAGCAGGCAAGCCGTGACATCGTGGAATCATTCGACAGGCACAAAGCCAACCTGAAGGTCTACGACGAGATCCTGATGCAGCTCGACCCCGAAGCTGCGCGTTCAAAGGAGCTCGAAGCCGAAAACAGGGAGTTGCGGAAGATGCTCGCTGACATGAACGAACGGCTGAGCCAGATACCGACGGCGGAAGAACTGAGGAGCCTTGTCAAGTCTGAACCACCTGCAAAAACAAAGTAACTATGGGTTGGAGAATCATAGGTGAAGGCCGTGGCGGCTTCGGCGGCCACGAAGAGGAGATGGAGCGGGAGCTCCGACGCGCCTACGAAGAAGGCTTTGAAGAAGGCCGGCGTGAAGGCCGTGGCGGATACGGTGAGCGTGGCAGCTACGGACAAGGTGGCGGCTACGGCGAACGTGGCGAGTATGACCGCGGCGGGTATGAGTATGACGACGCCTACGGCGAACGCCGTGGCGTAAGGGGTACAGGCCCCTATTCGCGGTATCGCAGGCGGTAAACCGGAGGGAGGGGGCCGCAGTGCCCTCTCCAATTTTTAAATCGAAAAATATGGACAGGTTAGATACACATGAAAACTTCCCGGCAGGGTTCCGGGAATATCTCGAAAATTACGGTTGGCACTTTTCAAAGAAGATGTGCGAATTCGCCGTTTCCCGCATGAAGGACAGGAACGGCAAGAAGATCGAGCCCTATTCTAAGGATAAGGTGGATGCGCTGCTCAAGCAGTACGGCATCGAACTCAAAAAGGACAAGGGCTATGATTGCGTGTACGTCTGCAACATGGCATTGGCGGACTATTTCGGGTCGTCGATACCCAATCCACAATACCTGGCGATGTTCATACGTGACTATATCAATGACGAGGACGGCTACGACGGCTTGCCATTTACACGTTACTATGCCGATACCATCGGCTCGGGAACACCCATCCTGTGGGAAGAGATGATGTAGCCATGGAAGAATACCCCCAGATCAGCGAATTCACAAACGACAACGACGAAATCGATGAAAAATATCGCAACGCTCGTCCGTAACCTGCCTGCCGACAAGTACCAGGAACTGGCCGGGGCGGTGAACGACGTATTCGAGAACAAGCGCTTCAACCGGGCACAACGCAGAAGGCTGGCGCGAAACTGGCGCAAGTACGGAAAAAGGGAGGAAAAATGAAGATTCGGGACTTGAGTATTCACAAGTATGGTTGGACGTTGCGCATATATTATGCCGTGACGTGCTACTATACGGGCGAAATACTCAAGTCCCTTACCGATATCGGATGCCCCGATACGGTTCTTCATCGCGTACAGGGGAATATGGTGAAGTGCGAAATGGATACGGGATTCACCTACTCCAACAAGGAGCATCGGCAAAGTGTCATCGTAATAGGGATGCACTCCTCGCCGTGGGAATTTCTCAACAGCTTTGAGCACGAACTGCGGCACCTCGTAGATGATATAGCCCTTACCCTCGGCCTGCCGATGGCCGGGGAAGAGGTAGCATACCTTACCGGCGAAATAAACCAGGCGCTATGGGAAGATGTGCACCAATTCACCTGTTGTAAATGTAATGGACATGGAAAAAGATGACACACAATACTGGATGGCGATGCTCGAAGTGAGCGAATGCTGCGCACCCATATTCGCTGCCGTCGTATGCGAGTTGATGAATACGATGTAG